CTTCAGAATAACTTGTGTCAAGTGTAAAAGCTGCAGCTGCTCCTGTAGCAATTATTATTTTATCTGTACCGTTGTAATTGTATTTATCAAAATCATATGTATAGGTTGTACCTTTACTTGTAGCCCTGCTTGTCCAACTACCACTTGTAGTTCCTGTATAAACTGTTCCTCCTCTGCCTGCAATTATTATATTATTAAATATTGCACTTAATAATACTCGTTCATCTGCAGTTGCTACTTGTGGCACAATTGTAGTATTATATTTTGTAGTTCCGTTTAACCTTCTGTACCCACCAGTTATGTCTGGCTCAAAATTGGACAGTTGTAATGCTTCACCCGGTTGCATAGTGAACACGTCTTTGTTAAGAACGAGACCTCCTGCACAACTTGCTGTAAAAGGTTTTTGATATGAACTATCAGGCATTCACATTTATCCTTGTATCTGTCATGTATGCTTTAGTATTTATATATTCTGTTCGTATTATTTGCATTTGATTTTTATATTCTTCATAAGCCATTTGAGCAGCTTGTGGATCAGATCTTAGTACATAGGCATAATATTTAGCTCTAGTAGTAATTACATCTTTGAACCTATCATCTAAATCCATAGTATCACCATGTGCAGATAAGTCTGTATGTACTTTCCAATACTCATACTGTATTTCATAATTACTTTGATTTGGTACAGGGGATAATCCAAACTTTTTATCCTGTGTAGGATATACATAATCAGGAACACTTAAACAATCTTCTGAGTTAGCTAAATCTCTTTCTAAAAACTTTTTATTCCAATCATCATAAGCTAAATATCTTAATCTTTTTACAGGTATGTCCTCAGATATTCTTACATAATCTACATCCATGTTTGTTGCTGTAGATGTGTTATTTACTGTAACGTAAGTTGTTTGTGCTGTTGCTGTAAATGTAGTATCTAATACATTACCAGCACCAAAGTTAGACACAGTTAGTGTTGTACTTAGATTAGTAGTATCTTCTGCTGATGTACCTACCTGTACTTTCAATGCTTGTCCTGTACTGGCTGAATCAAAAGCTCTAACTTGTATTCTGTATGTGGTATTCTTTACTGTAGAAAATGATTGGTAAGCAGCATAGTCATTAAGTCTTAATCTACCATTTCCACCAGAGTTATATGCAGCACTTCCAGCTCCGGCTATTGTTGTCCAGCTGGATATGTCAGAAGTAAACTCACCGTTTGTTAATAGTTCATTTGGTACAAGTCTAAATGTATCCCAATCTATTTTTCTGTATGCAAGATCACCACTTTGGGGTGAAGCTGAAGATGGCAAAGCATAAGTCCGTTGTCCAGCATTTGTAACTTGATATGTAGATTTATACAGATCAGGTATTTCTGATAAAGAATTATACACTTCATGCATAGCTTTTAACACAAATTTCTTTACAGCAGTCTGTACTCCCCTGCTATTAGAAAAGCTAGAAGACGTTAATTCTGCTTCGTTTAATTCGTTTAGTACGTTATTTACTAATACTAGATATGTTGTTGCCATTATCGTTTCCGTTGTCTAATTTTTGTAATATTAAATTTAAACTTTGTTCTATTGAACGTAACCTAAGTTCTGTTGTATCTACGACTGGTTTAGGTATACTATCCGGATACTTTTTTGTTACAATAAGTTTTTCTCGTGCTTTTGAACCTATTTTATGTACTGTCATAATTTTCTCTTTATATAAAAGGTAAGGGAGTATTTTAACTCTCCCTTACCGATAGCATTAAGCAAAAGTTACATTTTGGTCTTCATTATCACCATGTCCATCACAGTCTGCTACGACTGCAAAGACTCTAACTTTGGCTGTAGTTGTTACCCCAGCAGAAGACACTATATCAATAGTATCAGCTGATGCATAATAAGCATAGCCAATAGAGGTAGTTCCAAGACTGGAATCACCTGCTCTTGCTCTTGTTGTTTCTATCCCTGCAGTAGGAGTAGATGCTGCGACCCAACGGTCCACATCAGCTCCATCTCCAAGAGATAGGGCATTTGAATTACCAGAACTATCTGCAGTTAGAATATCTAAACCTGCATATAGAACTAATGAATTAGCAGGTAATTCTATTACTTCTATAACATCAGTTGCTGATGTTGTAAATTCACTAAAGTCTACGATTTCACTATAGACTTTAACGGTTGGTGCATTGGCCGAATGACCTGTGCTACCACCACCTGTTACGGTCCATGTTGCCATGTATCATTCCTCCAATTATGTGTTCAAGTCAACGACACCAGCATATACTGCTGTATATCCTGTGCCTGACCCACGAAGTACTTTACGACCAAATACGTGCAAACCACGTACTACGTCTGCAAAGCTGTCCGGATCACGAATTACTTCAGTTTTAGCAATATGTGAAGCAGTTGCTACTGCAGACATATGTCCAAATAAAGTATCACACTCTCCAGATGTAGTTGATGGTCCAAAAGTATGAGATGCTGCTGTTCCTGCAGAACCAACTTGTAAAACATTAGACTGATACATTTTAAATCCATGTACAGTTTTGTCTGTTATTAATCCATTGGTTAATACAGAAGAACCCCCAATTACAGATGAATCCACGAGTTTAGCATCTGCTTGTCTCATGATTTCATAGAATTGAGGAGGAGCAACAAACCAACGATTTTCTTGTGGAGCATCTTGCTCATCTAAGATACGTGATGCTGTGCTAAGATAATTAGCACATTCGTCTCCTGTGTTACATGATATTGCAGAACCAGCTGCACCAAGATTAGTGGTATCACCAGCTGCATTATCATTTATTGCTTTCAGCACGTTGTAATCATAAGCTTTTTTCAAAGTATATGCACCTGCTGAAGTTGAAAGAGCTTCCCAATTTACATGAGCTTGTCGTTCCTCTATGTCATCAACTTTGAATGCAAAGTAATTACCTTGATCAATAGTTAATTGTATTTGATCATCAGTAAGTTCTTGTGTATTCACTGTTGTGCCACGAGCATACGAAGCCACAGTAATGGTAGGTTCTTTCAGTATGTTTACAGTATCACCAAAATTCTCAATCTCCCCAGTATAATCGGTATTCGTAATAGCTTCTGCAACCGATGCTCTACGGAAATATTTAAGAACTTTTTGACTGTATATTGCCGGTGCCCAATTACCTTTTGCAAGGTTATTATAACCACCAGCTCTTGCCATAGTAGCCATACTATAGTCCTTTCTAGTTTAAGTTATGCCTCAAGATTAACCCTGCCTTCTTTCATAGCTTGATCAATCTCTAGCTCAAGTTTTTCAAATTCCCAAGGTTTGAGTCTTTGAATCTCTGAAATCTTCCACATCTTGTTATTCTGCCCAACATTTACATCTCGGCTAGTAGCCTTAGTAACTGCTTTAGCAGCATCCCTCGGTTTGGTTGATTTCCTTTTCCTGTCTATTCCAACATCCACTTTATATAGATCAACAGTCCTACTTGCCCAAACAGGATCAGTATTATTTTTCGTAATACCTTCAGAAATGCTTTTGGGCTGTTGTTCAAGCCATTGTAAAAACTCAGGTGAAGTTTTGATTTCCTCAAAATCAGGATGAGTATGTAAAAGCTGTTTATAAGCAGATTGAATCTTTAACTTTTTTTCTTTTTCCGTCAACTCTCCAATCTTTGCCTGTAAACCTTCTACTTTTTCAGAAGCCATTTTGTGAGAGATTGTCTCAACAACTTGATAGACATCTGGATATTTGTCCTTAAACTGTTCTAGATCTTCATCAGTCTTAGGGGGAGAATATTGTACTTGTTTTTCAGCAACTTTACTTTGTGCTTCCAAAGTTTCCTTTTCTTGCTTCCATTCAGACAATTTCTGATCGTAGTATGTTTTAAGATCATCATATCTTTTTTTATAGTCATGCCCTTCCCTTTTTTCTGTAGGAATTTCTTCCTTATTGGGAACAGCACTCATATTGTTCTTATCCATAAAACCTTCGACTTCAGGAGTAGCTTCTGTCTTGGCCGTGACATCAGTGTCCTCAGTTACTTCAGTTCCTTCATCTTCGTTTGTTAATTCTCTATCTTTTCCTTGGTACATATTTGCACGAGGATCATTTTCAAGAATGCTTGCTTTATTGTGTTTGTTAGTAGTTTTCTTTGCCATAGTTACCTCCTTTTACAGTGCCTCTTAATTGAGGGTAGCTGTTTTTTGGTTGCAGAATCCAGTGCCAGTGGCATACCGGGTAGCTGGAATTGTTTTAGACTTA